ATATCCTCATGCACCGCCAGCAACGCGACGGAGACTGGCTGCCGGTGCTGGAGCGTCTGCGCCTTGACCTCGTGGCTGATCAGGAGCTATTCAAATGTCTTTGATGACACACTCAGACGCCTACGCGGCACAGCTGCAAGAGATGCATCGCGGCAACGCCAATTTCGGCAAGCGCGGCTCGCGCTGGCTACCTGTCGTCGAAGCCGTCATGGAGTCCATCGGCGGCACAACCGACATCCTCGATTACGGCTGCGGCAAAGGCGAACTGAACCTGCATATGCCTTTCGGCATCAGCATGTACGACCCCGGAATTGTCGTTCACAGCGACAAGCCAGAGCCTGCGGACATCGTCATATGCACCGACGTGATGGAGCATATCGAGCCGCTGTACGTCGGTGACGTGATCATGGAGCTTCACAAGCTCACACTAGAACGCCTGATTATGTGCGTCAGTTGCCGCCCAGCGATAAAACAGCTCCCTGACGGACGCAACGCGCACCTGATTATCCAGCCGCCCGACTTCTGGTTGAAGCGTTTCAACCAGGCGGGCTTCGTGACGGAGACCGCTCTCGGTGAGACCGCGACCGATGACCCGGAATTCCCAGTGAACGACGTGACATGGGTGTTTAAACGCAAATGAGTACGCTACCTGTTTTTATAGGTTATGACCCGTCAGAATCTATCGCGGCGTATGTGCTTGCCCACAGCATCACCAGACGCTCTAGCAAGCCGGTGAGTATCACGTTTCTGCGCCAAGACGTGCTGCGTAAAGCAGGCGTTTATACGCGGGCGGAGGACGAACACGCCAGTACCGAGTTCAGTTTGACTCGGTTCCTGACGCCGTCTTTGGCGCGTGACTACGGTGGGCTGCGTCCGGCGCTGTTCTTGGACTGCGACATGCTGATGCTTGGTGATGTGGCCGAACTGTTCGGCTTCATCGGCGGGCGGCACCGGGATGTCTACTGCTGCCAGCATGACTACGCGCCGTCTTCCAAAGTGAAGATGGACAACAACACCCAGTGGGCGTACCCCCGAAAGAACTGGTCGAGCCTGATGCTTTTCGACAAACCTCGGGTACTGACCGAGAAGCGCGTAAACACCAAAACACCGGCGTATTTGCATCGCATGGAGTGGGCAGACGACAATATAGGCGCACTGCCTCTTGAGTGGAATTGGCTGGTCGGAGAGTATGACAACATTGAAAACCCGAAATGCCTGCATTGGACGCTCGGCGGGCCTTGGTGGGAGCAGTACCGAGACACGCCTTACGCCGATCTATGGTTCGGAGAACTTGAGAACATGCGGGCAGAGACCAAGGGTCACCTGTCGTCTTCAAGCAGCGTGATATACTGATGAATGTGCGCGTAAACAGCGGGTGATGTGATGTCTACATACGGGACGATGCGCGCCCGCATCGCGTCTGAGATGAAACGCGGCGACATAAGCGCGAGTGCGACTTGCGTTGGCCGAGCGATAATGTCGTCGATCGCGTTCTGGGAACATAAGCGCTTCGACTTCAACGAGTTCTCGGGTCAAGAGTTCACGGCATCTGCTTCGCAGACCTACGTGCCTTTCGCTCAGATCGGCATACAGGTGTTGAAGGTCGACACACTGAAAGCCGTCATCGGCTCCCGCGACTACCCGCTCATCCCCCGTAGCTTCCGTCAACTCGACGACATCGACTCGGGTTATTATTACGGCTACCCAGGTTACTACGCTCTGCGCGGCTCTAACCTGCGCCTGTATCCGCGACCCAATAGCGACTACGCCATGCGGATGGCGGGGATACAGCAACTGACAGACGTGAGTTTAAACGCCTCTAACGCCTCCACCAACGCGTGGATGGTCGAGGCGGAAGAAATGATTCGGCTCAAAGCCAAGGCCAACCTGTGGCGCGACGAGCTACGGAACATGGACACGGGACGTGCTTTCGAGCAGGAAGCCGTGCGCTCATGGAAACTTTCACCTTTCAGGCGTGCTACCAACCGTGCCAGCACCGGTCGCCTGCGACCACGGTGGTAACGCGTGGCCTATATCAAATCGGCAGGATTCGCCCCCGACGCGGAGAAAACCGCAGACGGCGTCTGGGTTGATTGCGATCTTCTCGTCCCGACCCTGCGCGGCTATGAAGCGCTGGCGGGCGATGCGGTGGCGATCACGGTCACAGCGCCAAGCGCTATCGCCGCTATCGGCGCGTTCACCCTGCAAGACGGCACTAATCGCCTCGTGGCTGGGTCTATGGGCGCCGGCGGACTCAGCGCCAACCTCTATGACGTAAGCACGGCAGCGTGGACGCTGCGGAACGGCGCCACCGGCACCTACACCGGCACCGCTGACGCCCGCTGGACCTTCGCCCAGTACAGCAACAACATCCTCGCAGCGCAGCGCGGCACCCAGATCCAGTATTCGCCCGACGACTCGCAAGACTTCACGGCGATCGGCAGCGCTCCGCGCGCAGCGATCATCCTGTCGGTTCTCGACTTCATAATGGCGTTCAACACCTTCGACGCGACCTATGGGGATGACCCCAACCGTTGGTGGTGCAGCGCAGCAGGTGACCACACTGACTGGACCCCCAACATTGCCACGCAGGCTACGACAGGCTTAATCACTGACGGTGACGGTCCGATCATCGCCGGTGGACGCATCGGCTCGAACGTTGTGGCGTTTACACCGACCTCGATGCACCTTGGTCAGTATGTCGACGCGCCCGCAGTGTGGGGCTTCACCCGCGTGCCGGGTGACGGCATCGGTGCGTACTCGCACTATTCCGTCGTCAACGTCGAGGGCATCGGTCTGCTCTGGCCCGGACGAGACAACTTCTACCTGTACGACGGCGCCCGCGCGGTCCCGATCGCCACGAACCTCACAGCAGAATTTTTCCTCTCAGACCTCGATGTCGCAAACGCGAGCCGCATGGTCGGATTCCATGAGCGCTCGAAATGGCGGGTGTTCTGGTGGTATCCGTCCCGCGGCGGCGGTTTAAACGATGGAACGCTCGACAGGTTCCTCTGCTACAACTATCGCTCCGGCACATGGGGCTTTGGCCGCAAGACCGTCGAGTTCCCTTTTGAGTACCTGACTCCATCGGTCACCTACGGTGAGCTTGGCAGCTTATACACCACCTACGCGGACTTTCCGAACGCGACCTACGGCAACGCGTTTCTGTCTGCCGGGGCGCACACCCCGTCTTTCATGGGCGCCGACAACGTCCTGTATAGCCTGACCGGCGGCGGCAACGACTGCTGGATTCAGACCGGGTTCATCGGGCAAGACGGCATTATCGTGAACATGAAGCGGCTGCGCCCACGGTTCCATATCGGCCCCTCGGTGACCGGCACGCTCGAGCATAACTACACCGACCAAATCGGCGTGGCAACGCGGCAAAGCATCGCCGCACGGCAGCTTGTCGACGGCGCGTTTGACCATGTCTGGGCGGCGCGCTGGCATCAGGCCCGGATGAACTTCACTGGCACGCTTGAGGTGGTCGGCTTCGACTACGAAGGCGAACCGGACAGCCTTGAGTAATGGCGCAGCGTGTAAACCCACTACCTGACTTGCCGACGGGCATGGACCCGCAGTTGCGCCGTGCGCTGATGATCATCTTTCAGCAGCACGCCAAGCAGATTAACTACGCCACCGGGTTTGACGTACTGCGGACGACTGGCTCGCAGAGCATTTCGCATGACATCGTGCTGGCTGACGCTTCGGCAGGCGACATAACTTTTACTCTCCCGCCAGCGGAAAAGTTTTTCGACCGCACGATGCGGGTCAAGAAGATCGACACCACTGGCAATCTCGTAAAGATGGTCGGCACCGGCAACACCATCGACGGCACCGCCACCGTGGGAATCGGAAGCGCGAACACATGCCTCCAGCTTGTTAGCGACGGCATCAACTGGTACATCGTATAACCCAATAGGAACCCCACCATGCCAACTCCACGCAAAGCCTCTACCCCGAAGACACTCAGCAACTCCGATGTAAACGGCGCCAAGAAGAGCGTTAGCGACCTAGAAACCTACGGCAACGGCGATATGTTCGTGCTACTGTCGCAAGTCTCGTCTAAGTCAGAAGGCTGGATGAAGTCGACCAAAGCGATGCGCGTCGTTGGCGGCTGCGTCGTTCAGGTCACGACGCAGCAGATGAACCCGGACGGCAGCTACGCGATTGCCGAGGCTCTGACCTTCGTACCCAGCGCCCAGATCAAAGGTGATAAGTACGGCGGAATGTCGCTCGCGTGATTTACGTCGCCAACCAAGCCCAGGTCACCACAGACTGGGAGGAGGTGAGACCGATGATCGAGTCGTGTCTGGCCGAGTCCTCGGAGCCAGTCACTATTTTCGATATGTATCATCTGTTGCGATTAGGCGCGGCGTTCCTATTAGTGTCGCGAGACACACACGGTCGTTTAAACGCTACGTCTACGCTGACGATCGACTCGCCGCCGATGCACCCGGAGGTCAAATACCTTCACATCTGGCACGCGTACTCGAAGAACCCAGAGGTGACATGCGAGTGCAACGGGGTCATAAAGGACTTCGCCAGAGCGAGTGGGTGCAGCGTGGTAACATTGAAAGGTACTCGACCTGCGTTTGAACGCTGGGGTAAAAACCTCGGGTTCACTCGCGTGTGTACCGAGTTTAAACTGGAGTTGTAAGTTATGGGCATGGGTGGTGGTGATAGCGGAAGTCCGCCTGTTCAGTCGCAGAACAACGTCAGCACGAGTACGCCGCGTCCGTGGGCGGACCAAGCCGTACAGGGCATGTTGGCTCGGGCGACCGCGCTCGCGGAACAGCCCCTCGACCAGTATTCGGGCCAGCGCATCGCGCCGCTGACGCCGACTCATAACGCAGCGCTGGAAGCTGGGCGGCAGATGGCGTTCGACCCGAACGGACCTCTGGCGCAGAGCATCGGAGCGATGCAGAGATTCTCGTCTGGGGAGTACAACCAGCCCGCGTTCGTGCATCCGTTCCT